CCTTGTATCGACTCTCAGCTTGGCCACTTGTGCGTCTTGAGGTGTGGCCGTGTCTGCAATTTCTAGCGTTTCCTCTGCTAAACTTCGGCCACCACGCGCCCGCGCACGCGCAAGGGCAGAAGCCCGTGCTTCGCCCCCTCTATCGATCCAATCATAAAAAGCCGTGTGACTTATCTTCAACGACCGAGCCAAGCTGAGAATGGTCTCCCCTTCGGAGAGTCTGTCTAACATGGCAATTTCGCCACCGGCAGCGTGAATCTTCTTGTTGACATCGGTGGCTTCTTTGCGCACAAGAGCTGCTTGCTCTTTCAATCCGATTTGTCTGGCGGCAATGTTGTCAGCCACCTCTGCCAATGTTTTAGCTTTTGCCATTCAGATAATCCTCGATTGATTTAATTGCTTCGGCAGCTGATCTGGCGATCACTGCTCGATACCCTTTTGCATTTAACTGCAAACCCACAGCGCTTTGCTTGGTTGAAACCACTCCGGCCTTGGTCTTCATTTCCACAAATAGCGCATGAAACCCGTTTTTAGGCTCCAAGACGCAAAGATCAGGCATCCCTGCCAATACCCCTTCAGAATGCAATCTGACGCGCTCTGAGGCCGTTCTATCGCCACCATTGGGTATTGCCGCAATGATGATGTCCGGATAAAACGCTCGAAAGTGTTGCACCACCTTGACCTGGTCAATGTGTTCAATGCTTTTTCGTTTGCGTTTTAAGTCAACCACCATTCAGATTCTACAGCCGAGGCTTTGGTCTGGAACATATGGCATCGGTGCTTGATGTCGGTCGGGAATGCGGCAAGGCCAGTTCGGCTGCACTGGTGTTCGGACCATGTGACTGTTGCCCATCCACCTTTGACCTTGGCTTGGTCAAACATCCACTGAAGTGGCTTTGCGTTGACCTTTCGGTGTCTTTCCATCTGCTCGGCTGGCATCGACTGGCGCTGCTCGACCATTTCCGCATTAGCGCAGTTATGGCAGAAAACGCGCTCATCTTCGACCATTTCATCAATTGTGGATAACCTGTGCATAACTTTCCTTTGTGTTGGACCATCAAATGCTCGTTTCTAATACGGAAAGCCCTTAAGGAATTTTCCGCCTTTCCGCATTAGAAACTGAAGTACCTTCCAAGCCGAGACTGGTCTGTGGATAAGTGGGTCTAACGACCCCACTTATCCAACAATCCCTGCCATTGTCTAATACGGAATTCCGCATTAGTTCCGCATTAGTTCCGCCTTTCCGCATTAGACTGATCATGCGAGTCTGACCCAGCCTGACAGTGGCTCGTTTGGTGCAAATCTGGTGAAGATGGCCGTGCCAATGTGCTTGCGGATATAGCCTGCATCACTGCCTTTGACAGTTGAGAAGATTTCAGTCCAGTCCAGTTGGTAGGCGTTTTGGAGTTCTTTTGGGACAACGGGCCTGCCTGGTCCTCTGCGCATGATGACGCTGCCTTGTGTATTAATGATGGACTGGACATGGTTGCAGACCTCATCGCACTTGTCTTGGATGCGTTGTTCTTTGGCGCTGTCTTGTATTGATTGCTTGGCGGCCATCCGGTCTTTTTCTGACGACATGGCGGGAATGGCCACCCGACAAATAATCTCTTGCATATCGCCAGCTGGGGTCAAGACTATTTCTGGGAATGTGATGGAGTCGAATTTAATCTCTCTAAACTGAGGCTCGTAGCGGGTTTTGGTCAGCTTTAGGTAGCGCTGGTTATCCTCATCCATGAAAAGCACGCCTGTGAGGGTTGCATCGCCTGTAAATGCGCTTGCACCACGGGCCATGGCATCGGAGTCTTGTCTGGAGATTGTTTTGTTGGTATGGGTCAGGATGCAGACTGGCGCCTTTTGCTGGACAAATATGGTCTGCTTGATGGCGGCAATATAGGCTCCAACTTCTGAGTTGTCATTCTCGTTGTCAATATCCATGGTCGCGTTGGCCGTGTCCAAGACTAATAATGGTTTGATGCCATTAACTGTGTGGCGCTCAATATTATGTGCAAGCCTAAGTAAATCTTTGACATTAGACCTTTTAGCATCAATAACCACAAACCAGTCATTTAGATTATTTAAACCATAATGCTTTGAATATGCGAATAATGTTCTGATTATCTGGTCACTGTCTTCAGTCACGATAATTGACTTGCGTTTCTTTTTAGCGTGAATCTCACAGCCATCTACTGAAAACCCTGCCATGACCATGCACATGGACAGCACTGCTGTGGTCTTTCCGACTCCAGGCTGACCGGCCAAGATGAAAAAACTGTGGGCCATGAAACCTTCGATCAAGTAATCGATGGGATTGAGATGGGTCAGGTCTAGCGTCAGCTCTGGCCATGATGGGTCTGGTGCTTGTGTGACTGGCGCGTTGATCACGGCTGCAAAGTCTTCCACCGCGCTTTTCCTTTCGGACTGCTTGGTTGGCGGCTCATAGCCACAGTCCTTGGCGTGCTTGAACAGCGTGCCAATGCCAACACCTTTGCCCTGGTGGAAGCTCTTCCAGTGGACTTCAATGTCTTTTGTGCCTGCAAACTTGTTGCCGGCCATGGACCATGTCATCCATGGGCCAAGGCCGTTCTCACCGAATTCGGTGTGCAGCGCTTGGCCAAGTTCAATCCACTGGTCATAGTCGCAGTCTGGGGAAATATGGTGCAAAGCCTTGACCGCACGATCAAGGTCGCTGTCTTCAAGTTTTGAGCCTAATTGGGTAAAGTCAAATGATTGGCTGGGTGGTGCAGTTGGCTTTGGCTCTTGCAGCTGGTGCTGCTCGATGATGCCCCAGTCTTGGAGCAGCTCATGCAAATCGACTGCCTCTTGAAATTCACCGACCACAGCATTGCCACTGAGTAGCACTGACTTGCCGGCACTATTTGGCAGGCCAAATACCTCAAGTTCTTGGCCACCGCCAAGTTTGTATTTGGGTAGCACCTGGTCAGATTCTTTGGGTGGTTGGACCCATAGAAAGACATGACGGCCACGACCTGAGACAGAGACCTCGGTCAGCATCTTATTTTGCTTGACGTACTTGGCCATGCGCTGAATGGCCACGTTGGTGGGGCCAGAGGCGTGCTTCATGTCCACATCGAGGCAAACCAAATAGTTCCCTGATGCGCTGATGATGGGGCGCTGCTGGACTAGGCCAAGGTATTGGCCATGGGGTGCATCTTCCATGGCCCAAATGTCTTCAGCGTTGTAGAGGTCTGTCGGGTCTGTATCCCGTGCCACACCTTGGCCGCTTCGCTTGTATGGAATCTTTTTGTTGCCTTGCAGGGCAAAGGTACAAAAGACAGCATCAGGGGCGACAGCGCCAATCTTGCAAGCCACTGACTGGGACTGGGCAAATGTATTGGGCAGGGGTGTTTCAGTTATAGTGGTCACTGAAATTCCTTTAGTTAGGGGTTTCATGTAGTTGCCATTTGAATTCCCCTCGGTCACTGTTAACGCATGGGCCGAGGGATTTTTTTTGCAAGGTTTGGATTCTATACAAGCCACTTGAAAGCCAAATGGACCAAGTAGGTCCAATAAGCCATGAGGCAGGCAATGACAATTGCCCAGACGTATAGGTTTCTCACTCCTTTGCCTTGACCAGGCTTGGGGCAGCCACCTTCTCACCGACTAGGTCTTCGCTGACCTCGACACCGAGTTTTAAGACAGCACTGGGCGACTTCAGCTCCCACACCTTTAGGTTGTCTTTGAATGCTTCCATGACCAGCGCCTCATCTTTCCAAAATTTAGTCTTGCGGCCTGCGCGCATGGCCCAGCCTTGAATGGCTTTGCCATTGGTCAATTGCTCTTTGGCAGCAGACTGCACTGCATCGGCCCATGCGGCCACCAGAGCCGCGTCATCGAGCATGGCAGGGGTAATGCTTGTGTCAGGCTTGAAATCGCTTCTAGCGACCTCTTGGACCTTCTCACGCATACTGGGGCAAATGGTCTTGGCCTTGCAGTACCGGCAGGCATCTGGACTGGGGCTTGTTGGTGCGTCTGAAGTCAGCGCCAGCTCGGCTGCTTCCAGTAAGCGCCTGCCATGCAGCTCCAAATAGTTCCCAGACACTGTCCACTTGCTGTGGCCCACACGCGGCTGGAATATGTGCATGGTGCATTCAATGGTGTTTGGCGCCTTGAGTTGACGCATTGCACCAAGGGCATAGGTCAGCAGTTGTTTGTTGTCCTCTGCATCCACGGCCACTCGGCCAGTCTTCAGATCAATGACATGGAGATGGTTGCCATCGACCAGGACTGCATCGGCTGTGCCGCCAAGCGCTGGGTGCAGGGATTGCAGGCCCTCATCGAGATTGACCTCAATCATTTTTTTGCGCGGGTTTTCGACCAGAGTGTTGACAAAGTTGGCATAGCCTTGGGCCATGGACAAATGGTCAGGGTCAGTGCCAGTTGGGATGCTGCCACCGCGCAGAATGATCTCAGACAGCTCATGGATGGCAGTGCCAATGGCAGCCGCCTCGCCTGCTGGCTCGAAAGGCATGAGGGATTCGAGGCGATAAGAGCCTGGGCATTGCATGAATCGGTCGGTGCGGGATGCTGACAGTCGGGCGTGTTTGCGGGTTTCGTGTTGCATGGTTTTTTCTCCTGGTTAAATAATTTGATTGACAACATTGAGCTTTTTTAAGACCTTGGCCAGCACATTGTGGTCTAGGCTGGCTTTGATGGTCAGAATGTAGATGACGGGTGGAATGCCTGACTTGTTGATGTTCTCGACTCGGCTTGATGCCTGCTCCAGTGCAGATGTGGACCAAGTGCATTCGACAAAGACAATCGTGTCGGCAGCGGATAGGTCCACACCTTCAGACATGGCGGCAATGTTGCCAATGATGCATTTGGTCTGGCCAGACTGGAAATCTGCAATGGCCTTGTCGCGCTTGGCCCGTGATGTTTCACCCGTAATGACCACGGGTTTGTGGGGTTTGAGTTCATCTTGCAGGGCTTTGACCACATCCTTGTGATGCGCAAACACCACCACCGGCTCATTGGCCTGGAGCAAATCATCGATAAAGTCGGCAGCGTATTGCACCTTGCGCATACCGGCCTCGCGCATGATCTCTGCCAAGCCCTCAAAGGCTAGCAAGGCGTTGGGGTTTGCCATCAAGGCATCGGCATCAAAGGCTTGCTCTCGCTTGTCATTGGGCAGATCAAAGGTGATCAGACTAACCTGTGGGTCTTTGTAGTCTTTGAAGATGTTTTCTTTTTTGCGTCTAAGCACATGGGGCTTCATCAGCTCTTTGAGTTCGACCAGGTTGCTGGCTCCTGATGTATCCAAGCCCCATGGCGCTGACCACATCTTTGCGTAACGGGCGGCAAAGTCAAACCAGCCGCCTCTGTAAATGCCAAGGCCGTGCAGTATTGGCCACAGCTCAATGGGCCTGTTTGGGATGGGTGTGCCAGACAATGCATAAACATGGCCAATCTTTTTCATGGCCAGCATCGCAGCCTTGGTCCTTTGGGCTTTTGGATTCTTGATTCTGTGGCATTCATCGAGAACTAGGGTCTTATATCTGTCCACTTGCGTAACACCATATTGCAAAACGTCATAGTTAATGATGGTGATATCTGCTGAATTTGGCAGTGCTGCCTCACGTTTTCCATTGATGACATGGACTGAAGTCTTGGGCGCCAGCTTGGCAAATGCAGATTCCCACACTGTCTTGGCAATGGCTGGGCAAACGATCAGGGCTGGTAGGTTTTCAAGTGCAGCAGCTGCTGTGGGTAGCGTCTTACCAACACGGGGCTGGTCGGCCAGTATGGCCCTGCGCCTAGAAAGCAAGAAGAGCTTGGCCTCTTGCTGATGGGGGAATAACTGCATGATCGTTTCC